TTAATATTAAAGTAATCTAAATTACTTGTATTTCGTAAAATATACTAGTACACTTTAAAGCGGGGAAATGATAAACGACGCTTACTAATTTATGAAAAAAGTATGGGGCGAATTATGATTGGGAATTTAATGATAATTCGACTAGTGAAAGGGAGACTTGAATAATGAATGAAGATATGGAATTTTTTAATCGCTTTAGCCATATGTATTTACATGGCTTTAAAAACTTATCAGATATGTTTGCTGAACCTGCAACGGAACATGGGATTACTTTGGATGAATTTTACATTTTATATGATATTGCTGAAGCAAAAGGTAAGATCCGTCTGATGGATATTGCCGAAAGTCACGGTGTGACGCGTTCAGCAATCTCACGCTTAATTGGTCGCTTATTACGGAAAGATTACTTATATCAAGAAGCTGAAGACCATGACCGTCGTAACAAAGTTTTAAAGTTAACACCAGAAGGCGCTCGGATTGAACATGAAGTCTTTACTGAATTGATTCAACGCAACCGGGAATGGCGTCAAAGCTTCAGTTTAGCTAAACAATATCAGACTTTGAATTTGGTTGAAGAGTTTATGGACAAGTTTGTTAATGAAGATGCTAGCAAGCAAACTAAAAAGGCAACGTATGCTGATACTGATTTGAAGCGGGCTGAAGCTTAATTGAGTGTCAGTTATAATTAAAGATAATTACAAAAACAACCCTGTTGGCGTCTTTTGGTGCTAACAGGGTTGTTTTTGTAATCATTAATGACCACTGATCGTGATTCGGAAATGATCAAGACGATAGGTGCTATGAAGTCTCGATGGTAATAGGTGTCAAGCTGGTTGTTTGCGCTATCAGATATAATCCGTGCTTGTACTTAAAATAAGACTTATTAGTAATTATTTTTGGAAAAAGTGAGCGCTTACTGTTTGTATAGTAGTCACATTGATTGGGTGATTTGTATAAATAAGACGAGCGGACAAATACTCGTCTTACTCATATGAACTTTGGTTGCCTTTTAACCTAATAGCGCGTTCAAGGTTTGGTTAGGAGCTTGCTTGATATTGCAGAATTAATATCAAGTTTAAGAGTGATTAAACTTATATGCGAATTTTAAAACACAAAAAAATATTTTATTGTACAAAGTAAATATCCTATTTATTCTTCTTTATAAAAAATTTGATTCAAATATCTATCGAACCCGAATGTCTCCTGACCAACTACACCTCCAATACGAAGATACTTGTACCGTTCTTCGAAAGTCTGGAATGTGATTAGTTCAGAATATGTTTTAATACTCATCCGGATCACCTGCTCCACTATAGTCACGCATGGCTCGGAGAACTTCTTCATACACGACTTTTGTTTCAGCACTCTCTTCCAATGCTTTTGTTTTCGCTCTCAGAAGCTTATTCTCTTCTTCAAGTTTCTCCCGTTCAAGTCTTTCTCTCTCTGATCCCAACTTCAAAAAATGTGTTATAACCTGAGAAGAAGCTGTACCCTCAAGCATCTGCCTTTCTGCGCAATCCATCGCAAGAGATATCATCTGGTTTTCTTTTGCTTCCGGCGTAAGTGGAGGACGCCGTTCAGTTTTACTCACCTTTGGCATCGTTTACGCCTCCTTATAGATAGTTATCATTAGCTATTCAATTGACATTGATGATTTTATGATGATTTTATGCTGTCTTTAGAGGAATTTACAAAACCTATTGATTATCGGAGGACCTAATATGAAACGGTACAAATCTTGAAAGGAGAAATACACACGGCTTAAATGTCTTTGTAGTTCTGTAAATCCCTCTGAAGGCAACATAAAAAATATAAATTGTTTCCAGAAAAATCCCGCCGGAGATTTTTTGAAGACCGGCGCGATGCAGGGAGGGGGTGCTTTTTTAGCGACCCTCCCCCTATGCTTTGACATCGGATTATACTGGGGCAGCGCCTAAATCCAGCGCAACTTTTGAATTTCGCGGAACTTTTTTGTAAATATTCAAGAAATCAAATGATATTAACTCATCAATTGCTCGATTATGTTCATCATTGACTTCTTTTTCGGTCATATCATCTGAATAATTGGAAATACGATCCAGTTTTCCGCAAGTGTTGTAACCTTTTTCAGTATCGAACAAGTACCAAAGAGTGAACTGTTCGAATGGATCGTAAGGATTATCAAATGTTGTTAATCTGAAATCATCCATTTAACTAATTCGCTCCTTTCAAATACTTTGAAACTGTTGATGTTGAAATTCCAAGTTTGTCAGCAATTTGCTGAATTGTATACGAAGCTGACATTGCTTTGATTCTGTTGATTTTAGCCTGACTGAGAACTTTTGTTTCTTTTGGCATTGCTCTTTGTCGTAATGAATCCGGATCACAATTATTAAGAATACGTTTTAATACAGACTCACTGACCGCACCTGCCTGTATAGCTTCCCATTCTCTATCTGTGATGACAATATTTCTGTCTCTTCTTGAAACAGAACCAACTTCTTCTCTTGCTTTAGTAAGAGCCTGCTGACTTGCTTTCTTGACATCCTTAGGTTTGAGTTTAACACCCGCTTCTTCAGCAGCTTTCTGCTTTCTCTGTACAGTAGCATTAGCCATACGTTGGGCAGCTCGTTCACGAGGTGTATTTGATTCGGCAATCGTCAATTTTCTTATGAGACTGTCGTACTCCTCCTGATACCGCCTCTTAGCCTCCTTACTATAGGCTATCTTACCTGCTTTACTTGATTCAACTCTTGCCTTATTCGCCATTGCTTTCATGCTGTTAGCATAATCGGCATAAATAAGTTCCATTGGATGACGATACTTGGATACGAGAGTCATAGCATCGTCAGTCTCGGACATACGGTTGCTCTTATCGGTACGCTTCTTAGTTACCTCCGTTATCTCGCCAGTCTTCTTATCCACTTTCTTAACAGTATAAGTGGCATCATCGGCTTTCTTGTAGATAAGAGCACCATCAGGTCTGGATGGATCATACCATTCTTTTCCCGGAAGATTTGGTTTAGGAGTTCCCTGTCGCTTATCAACGGTAACTTCACCTTTGGCCCTGGATATAAGCGTGGAAGCACCGCCATAATGAACTCGTCCATTCTCATCGACTTTGATCTGATACTTCTGTTTCAGTGCCTGAATATTATTATCTTTTTCACTCTGCTTGTAATCCAGATGGTGCTTTTCAGCGTCAATAACGACCATGCTGTGTCTTACAGCACGAGCCAACTCATCATCCGTAGCTCCGATGATAGTCATATCAGTAATCAGATTAGAAATTTTACCCATCTCGGTATCCGTTTTCTTCATGAGCTGATATTCTCTACCGTCGCGATACCAATGTTCTTTACCATCTGAGCCGATTTTCTTTTCTCCCTGATAGTTCATCTTGGGATCAAACCCTTCGAGCCCTTCAAGTGGAGGACGACTGGCAATTTTAACTTTTCCAGCACGATCATGAGTTGGAATACACATGACTGTATCTCCATCAAAATCGGCACCGGATAATCGCTCAGCAACTTTACTGTTAATGCCAATCGCATCGATAGAATCTTTACCAATCATCTTGATGGCTTCTTTGTTTTTGTTATTAACCGTACAGATTGGAATCTCAAAGGTTCCACCATGAGGATATCTAACCAAGGCAAGTTTACTTCCATCCGGATAACCAGGTGCATACACTTCTTTCTCACTTAGTGAGGTTACCGGAAGAATAACGTGGTATTTCTGACCTGGTAATGCTGCTGCTTTAAGATGTACGGCTGCTGAATCACAGCTACTCGCAAACTTATCAAGATAATATTTCTTCACAGTTGGATTGGTTAGTGCCATAATAGCTTCATACTCTGCCTGTCTATCCGCTCTGGCAATACCAAGCTGTTTTTCAGCCATGGCTTTCGACTGCTTTGATAAGAACTGCGATGGTAAAGCATCTTTCCATTCTGTCCAATCACCTTCATCGGATCGCTTATTAATAAGGCCGAGCTTCTTCTTACCATTTTTGTCGGTATACCAATACTGCCCTCCTTGATCGGCATCTTTAATAAGAGAGCCAAAAGGATTATCCGGATCTGGTTTCACATCCTTCAGAACTTCCAGTTTTGGAACGCTCTTAGATTTATTGGTGTTAAATATAACATCGACGCCTGGCGGAAAATCTTTATCATCTTTGTAGACAGCCATGCCTTTGATATATTTCTTTCCATCAACCATGATACGAACCTGCGAATATTTGGATTCGCCAAGTGACAGATCTGGTACATTTCTTCTGAGTTCAACAGTTCCGTCTCTATCGATACCGCCATCTTCTTTGTAGCGAATCATAAGTCGCTTAGAATCTAAGCTTTCAGGGTATGTGAATTTCTTTTCATAGGTCTTTCCGTCATCTCTAGAAATATAATCGGTAACCGTCTTGACCTTATCGTAATCGTAGATTGCGCTATGTGGCGTTCCTGGTTTGCAAAGAACTCTCTGAGTAGTCATCTGACCTTTGTTTGTAACCTGAGAGAATCGACCTCCATACACTTCATAGTTGCCTTCAGCCTGTAATATAAACAATGCCTGATCCAATTTTTCTTTTGTGATTTTCAGATCATTATTTACACCAGCACCAACATCAACCATACCTTTTTTATCAACCTGATCCTTCAAAAACTTAGCTGTCTCTCTGGCCTGCTTCATTCTTGACTCAGAATTCGGATCAAGGAGTGACCGAACGGAAGATTCATTGATTCCCATTTTTCGGCCAATCTCAGAATTATTCATTCCTTCTTTGTTTCTGAGACGTTTGGCGGTAGCGACCATATCTGCTCTACGTTCATCCTTTGCGATAGCATATACAGTTCGGAAATCAGTAGAGTTGTAACCAAGAGATTTCGCAATTGCATTGTCACCAGTCCATTTCTTACCGTTTTCATCCGTATATGTAAAACCAGATTTACGCATCTGCTCCACACGACCCAAGAAATCACGTGAACTCTGATATGGATCTTCGCCCGACCCCCAAGGATATCGTCCAGAACGGCGAGGCATTCCATAATGCTCCAAATATTCCCCAACTGTCATGGAGGCTGAACTTAAATATAATTCGATTTCTTCAGCTACAGGATTCATCGGTTACGCCTCCTCTGCATCATATTCGGCGAGTATCTTATCAAGATGGACAATCTTATCCATAATCGGCAAGATATCTTCAGCCGTCGGATTGAATACTACAACTTCATCATTCTGGTAAATACAAAGTTCAAACTCGATATCTCCCGGTCTGATCTTATATTCCAAACAGAATAATGCCGCATATACTTCAAGCTGCTCCATGTGTACTGGACCAACACCGGTCTTCAGATCATGAATTCTCAGCTTGTTATTCCGGAAGCAAATTGCATCTGCAGTTCCAAAGAATCTGTCTGAATAATATAAAACAACCTCGGTGCTCATACGAAAACCAATAGCATCGTTTACATATGCATATAAGGTTTTCTTTGACCGAGGCTGCTTAATACCCATATCAATAGTTTCTTTTGCCCATGCATGTAAGCGTGTTCCGAGTTCTGCAGCTTTTTTATTCTGTCGAACAGTTATCGCTTTCTCGTCTGTGTATCTCAACCATGCTGGCTGACTCGGACTAAACGGTGCGTGAAGTCCACTAAGCTTTGAATGATTCACGAAGTTCATCTAAAACATCCTCCTTATTTTCTGGGTAGATAAATCGTGAAAATGACATGGCGTTCATTTTTGCAACATAGTAATCCTGATTCGGACGATGTGATGCTGTAGCACTTTTCTTAACTTCCAGAGTCGCCCACTTGTCTTTGTATAAAACAAGAAGATCGGGAATACCCTGAATATCACTCGAATCAAGCTTTGTTACAATACATCCAGGAAATATAGCTCTAAGCTCTTTTTTCAAATCTGCCTGAAACTTATTTTCTTTCATGAACTCTTTCTCCTTTCATAGAGATGGACCCTCTGGGACTTGAACCCAGGACTACCGGCTTATGAGACCAGCGTTCTACCGACTGAACTAAAGGTCCATAAAAATA